TTTCCTAGCACTCCATTGTCCTGCGCGACCGCCTTTTGATCCACGTTTGATAGCGTAAAACATTTGTTTCCGCATTTTGGGCTTTGTATAGTTCCCTGCTGCGTTAACAGTTGATTTACGTTTCTTGGAGCGTCCTCTAGGCACTATTTTCTCTTTCTAGCCTTCTTTTTGGCTGTCATGCTTAACTGAGCAAAATGAAAAAGACGCTTGCTTGTTTTGCCATGCGTCTTTCCAGTGTGAAGCGTTCCATTTGGCATTTTGTGCATATTGCCTCGAAAGACTGTTCCATCTCTTAAATAATGTTTAACGCCCTTTGCCATTACTTTTTTTTACCACCCTTTTTCTTTGGTGGACGACCCTTTTTAGTTCCGTAAGTACCCATTCCTTTTGGCATATCAATCTCCTTAAAAGTAGAAAAGAAAAGGGGCTTTCGCCCCTAATCTATTAGCCCATAAGAACCGCGATTGCGTCTGAGTTCCATGCTTTGACACCCCAGACTGCACCAACTTGGATCATTGCTTTGTTGAAGCCTTTATAAACAGCAACCTCAAAAACCATTCCTGTTAGTGGATCTTGAACGACCATGATATCTTCAGCAGCATCACCGCCTACTGGTTTAGCAGGCGCTCGCATTGCGATTTCCATTCCTGCTTGGTGCATCATTATGTTTGCAGTGTAGTTATTACCAACTGTAATTGCTGCGTTATCTGCAACTGCAACTTTTAGACCAGTATCTCCGATGACTATGTTACCACCTGTCAGGGCAGTATTTACAACATATTTATTAGTATCACCTGCGATTGTAATCACGTCTCCTGCAAGAACTGTACCTGAACCACCATCAGCAGGGATTGTAGTGTCACCGATTGCTGCTGAAGCATTGTTAACAAGGTAAGATGTACCTGTTCCTTTGGTGTGATCCTGCACTTGAGCGCTTTCTTTCAGTGAAACACCTTGCAAGTTAAGTAGCTCACCTCTGCGAAGAGTGTCGTCAGTTCCTGCTGTGTTTACTTGAGAAAGCGTTGCTAAGTTGCGAAGGTTAACTCCTGCACTTGTATTTACAACCAAGCTGATTAGACCGTCATTTGTTGGCATACCATTATCTGCCAATATTTGACGAGCTTCTGCAACTGTGTTGAAGTTTGAACCAAATGGAGTTGTTCCTGCTGTACCGACTGCACGAGAAGCGTTTTTATATGCTTCTTCAGCCAGATCAGCTTCCATTTCGTTCACAAGTGTTCGCATAGCTTGTTGAATTTGAGCGCCATAAACTGTTTCGTATCCTGCGCCACCATCTAAGAAGCGTACATCTTCACCAGTGTATGGGATCTGAACACCACGCTGATTAGATATTGTCAGCGTTTTGTTAGTTAATGTTTGATCTGTTCCCTCTGGAATAGTCATACTTGGTGAGATTGTTACCGCTGTTGCAGCAGGAGTAGCGAATGATCGCACGTTCTGCCCGACAGCAGCTTCTTCTGATCCTGCGTTCACTGTTGAAGCAGGAATAAAGCCTGTTAGTTCTCGGCCTACAATGTCAGCAGCTCTATAAATGTCTGCCGCCAGATCTGTTAAGACGTTTGCCATAACATTTTCCTTTCTGTTTAACGGTTAGCCATTAACGACCTTGCCGCCATCTTTGAAGAATAGTGAGCGTTCTCTTTGACTCATTGTATCGAATTGTGAGCGCGTCACCGATTTAACGCCAGACTTGCCGCCTGAACTCGCTGGAGGTTTACCGCCTCCTGAAACACCGCCATCCTTAACAAAAAGCTGACCTGTTCCTGACGCTGCAAGTTCTTTGGCTAGATCCGCAATAGTTGCGTAACCATCGCCACCCGATCCTGCGAGGGGTTTAGACTTATCTGCCGACATTATACGAATATTTCCATTCTCGTCAAACCCAATTCTTTCTTTTGCTAAGAGCGATAAGGGTTCGAGTCCGTCTGATACAATATTTTGTGATGCTAACTCTGATTTTAACTCGTTCATCGCATTTCTTTTTACGAGATCCTGTCGGATAGATTGCTCTGCTTGGAGCTTCTCTTCGTACTGCGATTTAATCTGAGCGATTATTTCTTCATTACTATTATCGGCCTGTTCAACTGGCTTCTTTTGCAACGCTTCTAACTCTGACTTAAGACGCTCGTTTGTTTTGCGTCTACGCATAGCTTCCTCGTTTGAATCTACGAGCTTTTGATTAGTCTCTTTAAGCTGTTTGTTGAGATCAGCTATCAACTCATCTCGATTGTCCACAGTTTCCGTTTCGACTTGTGTTTCTTCTACTGCTTGTGCTTCTTCTGCCATGATATGCTTCCTTTGCGCTGTACCGTTTCGCTTAACAGGTTAGTTCCTGTCTAAATTACTAAGATTGGTACGGATCTTAATAATCTATAGTTTATATTCTTTCGGTTCGAGGTTATCCCATTCAAACGTAAGTTTTTTGTTTGTATCGATAGCAATCATTAATATTTCTATAGCATCCTCGGCTGATCCCATCGGTAAGATAGGTTCTTCGTCTAAGTTAAACTTTTTCATATACATATCTAAAACATCACTAAGAATTAGCATCAAAGTCCTCCAGTTTTTTCATAAACTCTCTGTAAAGATTGGGAAAATTCTTCTTTGCGTATGCGTTTGCTTCTGGACGGTTTTGTACTGCAAAAAGATTAGCAAATGCCTCTATTCTTCCATTTGGCGCATACTTCCAGTAAGATTTAGAGTGTCCAAACGTATTATAGTTTCTGCGAAAGTCTCCTTTTACAAAGCTATCAACTATGTCCGAAATATTATTAGCGCCATCAAAATTAAAGTTTCTTTGAGTGGTTTCGTATGTTGCACCTGATGGCATCGTTTTAGTGACCGTTGTAGTATTAAACAGTTCATCTTTTATTTCTAATAGCCGTTTGTTTTTCTTCTCCTTACTAACTCTGTAAACACCCAAAGCCGCACGATCTTTTTCCCATGCTTCTTTTAATCCTTGAGATGACCAAAACCCTGTTATAGTGGTTCCTCGACCTGTTTCTGGATTGACTTGTAACATAGCGTCAACGTGATGACCGTATTCGTGAGTCATTGTATCTTTTTGTAAACCAGACTCGATCTTTCTTTCACCAGAGTAATAAACGCCTTTTTTCGGAGCGCCCACTATTTTATTAGGTTTCGGCAGCTTATCGGCAACTCTAGCAGTTAATGGCGTTAAACCACTATTGAGCTTGCTGTTGAGTTCGTCCTTTGTAAATCCTTTAACTGTCATAACAGACGTAACATCTATTTTCGGCTTAGATGGTGGCTTTCTTGGCTTGGCTTTACGTTTAACATCACCGCCATAAACCTTTGCCCAGATCTCCGCTTCACGTTTCTCTAACTCTTTTAGCGTAAACTCTCGGCCTTCCTTATCGACAAACCGTTCCATCGTTAGACCTTTTCGGAATAATCGAGCCTTCTGTACTCCCAAAACATCGTCTTGAAACTCTCTTGGTTGCTTGCGAAGCCATTTATCATAATTAAGTTCGCTTGATACCTGACCATTCATCGATGCCCTAGTTGATTTAACTGGCACTTCATCAGCCTTAATTCCTAGCTGCCTAAGTGATTTAAGCACTGGAATAGTTGTCGATCTGCACCCTGCATGAGCAGGAGGTCGCGGACCTTTGTTATATGGATAAACCTTTCCATCTCTTGCTCGACAAACCGCTGTCGTTCGATTATCCAGTGTCGCGACCCACTCAATCGCCTTGATAACACGCTTATTTCTTCGATAGCTCTCGTTTCTAGCGATGTTCGAGGTATGAGCTAAAGCCGTTCTGACAGCCGTTTCTGCTGCCCTTCGCGTTTGACCTTCCGATATATCTCTAATGTTTCTGACTATTTGATCTGTCGTTTGCCCTTCGACATATCCTTGCATGATGTTTTGCTTGATACGTCTAAACGCTCCATCTTCCAGACCTTTATACCAATCCTTTAATAAAAGTCCTTCAAATGGCCTAGAATTTACTGAAGCATAAATCTGCTCTTCGCTTGGCGCTTCCCAATCTAATTCAATCGGAACTAATCCATCAATAATCTTCTTTTGCCATATGCTTTCGGCCTGACCTAAATCTCTAATCTCGCCATCGAGCAACTCGATAACTGGCTCGTATCCTTGTTTAATAGACTTTTTTAGCCTGACAAGTAACTTGTCGACATCTCTGCGATTGAGATTTTCTAGTTTAGAGCGATAGATTTGAGCGTAATATTTATCGTTGCCATTGTTTAGCAAACCGATAATTTTATTAACTACGCCTGATTTATATCTTTCTAAGTAATGGGCATGACGTAAAGTATCGTCAAGAATATCATCGGTTATCGCCATCTTGCGTTTCTACAT